TGACGGCCGGACACGTCGTGCGCTCCAGGAAGTAGTACGCGCCCTTGGACTGGTCGCCGCGGTACCAGCCCTCGACAACGCCGCGGTCCGGGGGATAGACGCTGGACAGCGCCCGCTGGCACGCGACGGCGAGCTCCTTCCCCTTCGCGCTCCCCGGCATGTAGAGCGTGACTGATCCAGATCCAACGTGCTTCCCATCCGCATCGACCGCACTGTTGAAGTGCAGCTCGACCGCCACGTCGCCGTCCTGGCAGCGTGTGTTTACCCACTTCGTCTTGCTCTTCAGATCGCCGGTCGGAACCTCCGAGAACAGATCCGGGCTGGCCTTGACCATCACCTTAACCCACACCGCGGCCTCATCGTGCTCGAAGAAGCCCTCGTGCCCCGCGCCCGGTGACGCGGGGTAGTGACCGGCGGCTAGGAACACCCTGTTCATGTGCGCTTCTCCATTGCGTTGTTTGCCGTGGCTATAGACGTGCTAAGCGTGATCGGGATGTCCCGCGAGAGTATGAGCAGCGGGCTCGTAACGAACAGCGGGTTCACCACCGAGAACGGGAACGGCACCCCAGTATTGTAGAAGAACCGCAGCCATTCGTCCCGCGTCTTGATGTTGATGTGGCCTGGGTCCGCGCCGCGCTCGTGCGCAATGTAGTGCACCGAGTAGCGAGCCACGCGCAGCGCCCCGCGCGCGAGCTTGCTGACCTGGTCGTCGGTCATGTGCTCCAGCAGCGCGGACGAGAACACGAGCTGGAACTGGTCGTCTGCGTACTGCGACAGGTCGGCGGCGTCGCCCACGTCCGTGACGTCGCGGTACGGCGAATCCTCGACCGCCACCGCGCTGATGTCCCGCCCTCGCACGTCGAACCCGGCGTCACTCCACGCGCGCAGGTAGAACCCGCGGCCGGAGCCGAGGTCGAGCACAGGCCCGCGCGCCGGCCTCAGCGTCAGGGCGGCGCACACGAGCCCGACGTGCCAATCGTCCGCCGCCGACGCCTCCGGTGAATGCTCGCGGTACAGGTCGGCGTACTGGCCTGAGCGATACTGGTCGTCGTAGTACCGGGCTTGATCTAACTTCATTTTAAGCTTGCCTTATGTTTGATAGACTCTCATGGAGGCCAGAGCGTAACTACCATAGGCGTCACGATTATTGAGTGCGATGCCGGGCACCATGTAGTACGGACCTGGATAAGATGTTGTATTAATGGCGGAGTTCGAAAACGTCACTCGTTCAACAATGCCCTGCCACTTACTGGTTACGATGTACGTCCCTAGCAGACTTAGACCTTGAGCAGCCAGTGATCCGTTCTTGGTCACGGCAAAAATTGTAGGGACGACTCCGTAGCTAGTAGCAATGGAACTACTAACGTACACATCAGCCGTCATGCTAAATGTCATACAACCGACTTCCGCAAACTCGGCGTGGAAGTTCGTACGGAGCTTTTCATAAAACGCATAGTAGAAGTCGCCAGTGAAGTAACTTCTAACGGTGAAGTTCGCAACTCCGTATTTGCCAGATACACTCTCCTTAGTGTATCCGGCCAGAGAATTAGGAGTGTAACCGTTTATGAAGTCATAGCTAGTCGTATTATTATAGGCGTGACCACCGACCCAATTGCTGCCGTTCTTGACGTACGGATCATAGACGAGCCCAGTCCGAGGCACCTTCTCCACCTTGATGTAGTCTATCTCCTGCGCAGCCGTAGTGCCGTTGTCGTAGTTCAGCACGAACAGCGGCGACACGTAGCGCGTCAGGTCGTGCATCCTCGCCGCCTGCTTCGGATCTTTTGTTATGTTCTGATAGACCGATCCGCTCCTCGGCCACGGCATGTGCCCGGACACATGACCGATGTGCTCATCCCAGATGTCGAGGGAGGTGGGTATGTGCCCGGATACGACGAAGTAGTGTTGATTTCCAGCTCCTTCAGTGCTATCCACGTCAATTGGATTAATTCCGTTTGCTCTGTAGCCGGTTAAGCCGAAGTACCTATGCCTAGGATCTCCACTCGTCGTCATTCGAGCGCGGGCGGACATCCGGTACAGAGCCTCCGGGTCGTACGGGATCCTGATGCGGGACGTGTACCAGGCCTCCGCGCTGCTGGCCCGCAGGACCTTCCCGCCCAGGATGCCGCTTTCGGGGAACGTGATGCCGGCCGCGTACGGGGCGTCAACCTTCATCCACGCTGCCTCGAACTGCTCCAGGGTTTGGTAGTTGAACTCCTCCAGAAACACGTACTCTGGATCCTTGGCCACTGGGACGACCGGTGTCGCGGAGAAGCTAGATGTGAGCCCGGGGTACGGCGCACTCTGATTGCCGAGGTGGTCGCGCGTGACGAGCCAGTAGTAGTGCGTGTAGAAGTTATCGCCGATCCCCAGCTGGTCCAGGTGCTCGTCGCCGCGTGTGGAGTGGACGAGGGACGACCCACTGAAGGCGTTGGTCGTGGCGCGGCGATAGACGTCCACCCACTCGAACAGCCGGTTGTCAGACGTGTTGATCCAACGCAGACTGACCGCGTCCGGCCGCGACAGTATTGTGACGCTGGAGACCTGTGGGACGGCCGGCGGAGATCCAGCCGATGGGCCAGGGTAGAAACTGGAGGCCAGCCCCGGATACACGCTGCTGATGTTGCCGGCGAAATCCCTGGTCTGGAACCAGTAGTAGGCGGTGACCGCGGCCGTGGCGCTGAACGGGGAAGGATCGGCCAGCTCGGCGTTGCGCGTCGTCTTCCACAGCGCGGACCCGCTGAAGGCGTTGGTAGTGCCCACGCGACGATGAACGTCTATCCACTCAAATGATCTGTTGGCAGGATTGACCCATGTCAGGCGAACGCCGTCTCTGCCCAGGTATGCTAGGACCACGCTGCTGACCTGAGGAACGTGCGGTGCGTAGCTGGTCACTGATCCTCCGCTGTGCGGTACGTACTCCGCGCTGGTCGGGTCCGTGTAGCTGGTCGCGAAGTCCTCACGCAGCACGGCCATGACCCCACGGCGAACGTCGTAGGTCAGCTCCGTCATCAAGAAGTTCTTCGGCACCCAGCTCATCGGCTGGGCTCGCAGCGCGACATGGCGGCCTGCCTGGAGCCCGAGCCCAGCGTAACCGACGGGCGCACGCACGATCATCTGATTATCGCCTTGCTCTAGCAGCCCGAACTGGACTCGCTGAGCCCCGAACCAGTCATCCGTGAACGATAGGTCGATGTCCTCGAACAGCTGCATACTGTTGTCACGCGCGCGGTACTCCGCGGCCGTTACCGTCGCCGATGGGACCTGCTTCCCGTCCTGGTGGCGGTCAAAGAACGTACCGCGCACGGTGTTGTATCGATCCCTGGTCTCGGCCGCGCCGCGCACCTCCAGCGGACCGATGAGGTCGGCCTGGTTGAGCGTGATGCTCGGCTCCTGCCAACCACCGAAGATCATCCAACCAGACTGACCGTAGGTCACGCGCAGGTTCCCCGAACCGAGTATGTCCTTCAGATTCTCTCGGTAGCTGCGCCCCGTGTGCCCTTGGCCGTTGCACTCGAACCTGACCTGCGTGCCGCTCGGCGTTTGCACCTGCTCAGAGCAGTACGAGGCCGCCGAGCAGACGGACGCCCACATGATTTGCTCCCACGGTTCGACGTACTTCCTGATCTGCGTACCGGGATGTATTTGAAACTCCTGGAACCAGAACGTCGTAGCACCGTTCGCGCCCTGACTGTTCGGAGCAGAGACCAGGATGCAGGCGTTGTGTGCAGACGCGGGAATAACATTTCCCGTACCGCTTCCTATTAGGGCCACGTAGTTTGACCAGTTCGTCGTCAGCGCTGCTGGCAGGACTGCAATACCAGGGTTGCCTGACGGTACGGTGTAGCTATCAGTGAGCCAGTAGAGACCGGCGAAGCACGTCCTCGGACCGCCATCTGATCTTCCATGAAAGGACACGACGTAGTTGCCCTCGTGGTCTACAGGGAATATCTCGCTGGCCGCGTACCCGCCGAAGCCTCCCGGCATCAGGGACGTGTCACTGGTCGGCATGACGATCACCCTAGTGCCGATTGGAGCTCCGGTGATCGAAGTGAGCGAGCACATCCCGGCGTTCGTCAGCGCGGTGTTGTTGCCGGACTCATAGGCGGCACCGCCCTGCCCTCCCGCACGCCAGTACAGGCCGCTGGTCATCGTATCTCTGCGCCGCCAGCACGGATCAGAGTTGCGAGCGTATCGGCTGGCGTTGACCGGCAGCCTCGACTCCCGACCGAAGCCGAACTGCTCATTGCGCAGAAAGTCGGCGGCGCAGTTCGCCGGATTGACGCTGTACTCCCAGGTAGAGGCGACGTCGATCAGGTGCCGGGAGCCCCACTCGTTCCACATCCGCAGTTCCTGGATCTGAAGTATGGTCCCGCTGGACGGACTCCCGACCTGCGAGTTGACGCCCAGGATGAACGGACGGACCCACCTGCCAGACGTCGGCACGGCCTTGGTACCGCCGGATCCGGCCGTGAAGTGAAAGTCAGTCCACAACGATGAGATGTCCTGGTCCACCATGAAGTAGTGGTAGGTGCTGGCACCGTCATTGATCAGCAGCCCCTCCTCGGTCCAAAAGGCCATGCCGGCCCGGTACACGCGACCGAGACCGATCGGCCTGCGCGCCCTCATGTGCCATCGGTACAGGCTCGACGGATTGCAGCGCATCGGCTCTGACGCCGCCAGTTGCGCCCAGTTTCCAGCGCGGCTCTCGACCTTTGCCTGCAATGCGCGATCGGTCGTACCGCCTACGCCCTCAATGATGGTCCATGACGTCGGTGGATATGACAGCGCATTGGAACTGTCTCCGGTGCTCCAGAAGCTAGACGTGTTCAGGAACGTCGGGTCGCCGTTCAGGGAGCTCCGACGCTGGTCATACACGCTCTTGCCGTGGATGTAAGCTTGGATGTTGCTAGGGAAGCCGCGCTGGTAGACCTGGTCAGTGACGCCTCCATCGGATATCTGTTTTATCTCCATCACACCATAGGTTCGATCTCTGCCGATGGCCGTCAGCGGCCAGTCCGCTGAGTAGAGATTAAGAAAGAAGTCTGCACTGGTCTGTTTGCCGTCATACCACCGCATCCGCGTCGGCGACTCGGCCGTGCTCTGCGAGCCATCAGGGTTGTACCCGCGAAACGCGCCAGTTTGTACCAGCCCGGAGCCAACGTAGGTCACGGGGTTCCACTGAACAGAGTCCACCGATGGATCGAGCGTCCTATCATCGAGCCTGAATAACTGTAGGCAGTTCACCGGATGACTCGCCCACTTAACCACGTGAACCATCGTGTTATTCGGAGCGCTGGCGGACACCGTGATGGTATTGTTGTAGACCGTCAGACCGCCAATCATCGCCCTGCCATACACGAAAGATTCGTAGGCGTCAGTAGCCCGGACAGTCACCTCTCTCGGCGTAGCACCGTTGTCAGGCAGCTTCTTACGATCTGCGAGCTTACGGTTGACTACCGTTAGCACGGCCAACGTGATAGCCTGATAGGCAATGACTGATCCAATGCCGGCCGCTGCCGTGTACCCTAACGCCGCCGCGCCGCCCGCGAATCCGCCGCCGGCCAGTACGAACCCTATAGCCTGTGGCATGTGGTCCTCCTCACAGTGGCCACGCGCAGACCACGCCCGGATCGTCAATGGGAAGCCAGGCCAGGCCGCGCGCTGTCTTGAACACGATCCTGTCCCCCAGTCTCACACCTAGCGTCTCGCCGCACTCGATCCTCGCCAGCACGGGAGAGCCGTCCATCGCGGCAGTGACATCGTCAGTCGGTTCCAAGTCTGTGACGTCACCGACCAATGCTCGCAGTCCGCCCGCCTCCGTGATGAGCTTCTCCGCCTCCTCACGACTGACGTACTTTGGCAGCTCGAATGATCGATTCGAAACTCTCTTTGCCACGCGGGCACAGAACGCGCAGCAGTCGAACACACCCCACTCGAAGCGCACCTGCGCCGCCTCGTTCACGCTGCGGACAGTCTGCAAGCGCCTACTCATGGGATGGGGCGAGACCCCGGTATGCTCGGACGTCCAGCGCCGCCCCGTATGCCGAAGTTCTGCCCATTGAATACGAACCTATGATCCATCATCTCCGGCAGCCATGCATAGAAAGTATCGCCAGCGTGCTCCGCTTGATGATCTAGCAACGTCGCGCGTAATCCATTGACTCTATCAAGTGACGCTCGAACGTCCTCGACCGTGATGCCGATGCTGCTATCAGGCTCACCGAGGCTAACCTCGGGCGGACCCATCTTGCCGCGTACGAGCAGCTCTGGATCTCGTACGAGCGCGACGCCGTCCCAGTTACCGACGTACAGCTCACAGAGCCTTCCCCACGTGTTCTCGTTAATAGCGGAATTGAGGTACTCGCCGGCCACCGGGGACAGCGACAGCCTAACCCGAGTCGGTGACAGTCCCATAGGCTCCTTGATGGCATCCATAGTCCCCAGCGCACCGACGCCCTCCCAGTCCTCGCCGCCGTGCGTGATGTACCCGATGGACGAGTGCAGGAACTTCGGGTCGCCCTGGAAGTCGAAGAACGCGAACACGACCAGCTCGGTGCCCTCCGCCCCGTACCCACCAGCGCCGACGTCGAACGCCCGCGCGCTCACAGGAAGCCACTCACGTAGGAGGAATTGACTCGCTCGATGGCCGAGATGCTGAGGCTGGTACGGTAGAGCGGCGGGTCCGTCGTAATGGGCACGGCGCTGATCATGCGGAAGCCGCCGCAGGCAGAGTAGACCTGCGCCCTGGTTCCAGAGGTCACGTTCGCGAACAGCGGCGGCCAGAAGTACACGGACCCGATGTGCCCGCCGTCCAACGGCGGCATATCGACCAGGGTCATCTTGAGCATGGAGTTGACCGAGAAGAAGTCGCCGGCCTTGAACGGAATCAGGCTGGTCGGACTCACTCCGGCATTGGCGAACCAGATTCTACCGTGGGAGGAGCCAGTAGAATTCGTGTTCATCTGGAAGCAGTTCGCAGTGGCCCACAAGAACGCCTGCCCTCGCTGCGGGTTAGTGTGATTGATGATGATGAAGGTGTTATGCGCCACGCGCAGCCTCGTCACGAACGCCATCATCTCAGCGCGATCATCGCCGGTCAGGTCCTCAAGCTGCAACTCAAGCCGCCACCGCTCCGCGCCGCGGAAGGTGTTGACCGTCTGCGCCCCGGTGAACGGAGACTCGGTGACCGACTGACCTGGCCCGACGTCCGGTGACAGGCGCTGCACGCTGGGATAGATGCCGGCCGGGAAGTGTATGACCTCCGTCGTCACGTCATCTCTCCGTCAAACTGCATCATCTTAAACTTGGCGAGCAGCGCATCATCCCTCCGCCGCATGGTCATCTCCATCTCTCCAGGTGACATGACGGCGGTGACGCTGAGGTGGGTGACTGGGGCGAACACTGCACCGCCGCCTGCTCCCATCCCGTGCGCCGCCATCTTGCTGAGCGGCACGACGCGGTCCCTACCTGCCGTGACCAGGAACTCCGGCTCCACCTCGTTGATGGGGTGCACTGCACCTGGCGTCGTCCATCCGCCGCCCGCGAGCGGAGCTCCGCCGCGCACGCTACCGCCGCCCTTGCCACCGCCCTTGCCACCGCCCGTGATGGAGCCAAGGATCTTGGCAAAAAATCCACTCGCTCCGCTCTGAGACGTGTCGCCGCCGAACATCTTCTCTATTAGATTTGCTGCCAGTGCTTCTGCGATCATGCGACGGATCATGTCCAGGAAGCTACGCAGCATCCCCTTGATGCCGTCATCGAACGCATTGAAGAGATTGTCCGCCATGATCGACTGGATGTTCCTCACGGCCTGGTCCCACGCAATACTGACGTCGCTCGCCGTGTCCACTGCCTTGCCGCGGAGCTGGGCCAGCGCCTCGGCCGACATGTTCGTCATCTCCTCCAGTCCGATCTCTATTTCCTTGAATGGTCCCTCCTCGCCCTCGAAGGATGGCACGAATGCAGAGACGTGGTCCTTCATGTGAGACATCGACTCCTGCAACCGGTCGTAGGCGTCCTTCGCGGCCAACGCGGAACGGGCAGCGGCAAGCTGAGCCTCCTTCGTCTCCAGCGTCACGCGGGCGGCACGGACCTGGGCCTCAGTCACGCCCTCCAGGGCTTCCACCTCCTCCAGCGCCGTGCGCGCAGCCCTGATGTGGGCCTCACTCACTCCCTCCTGCGCCAGCTGATAGAGGATGGTCTCGTCCTCGGTCATGCCCGTGACGGCGGCCATCTCCTCCAGCTTCTTTATCATCTCCCCGACCTTGCCCGCGTAGACGTCGACGCCAGCCGCGCCGCCCCTGAGCGCCCCGTCAGCAGCCTCGGCCTCCTCGCTCAGCTTATTGAACAGAGCCTGAAGCTGGTCGACCTCTGCGCGCAGGGCAGGCATGAACAGCGTCGCCCTCTCCAGCTCAACTATCATCGTGCTGAGCACGTCGGCATTCGTATTGTCCCCTGCCGCCATCTCTCTTACTATCTCGTTGGTCGCCAGACGCAGCACTCTCTGCGCCTCCATCGCTTCGTTCAGCTTATCGCTCGACGCGGTGAGGGCGTTTTTGACGACGTCGAGCTGAGTTTCTTCCTTGGCCAGATCGGCCAGGATCTCTGCGAAGTTCTGCAGGAACGACGCGCCCTCACCCGTGCCGCCAAGCTGGTTGTCTATCTTCGTGAAGAGCTGCCCGAACGCCGTGCCGACGTTCGTGAGCGACTCGCCAACTGTCTGCCCGGTCTTCTCGAAGTCCCTCCTGATCTCCTCGGACTGGTTAGCCACGGCCTCCAGCACGGAGTTCGCCGTGAGCTTACCCTTCTCGGCGAGCTCCTTCAGCTGCGAGGTAGTAACGCCGAACTCGTCAGCGATGGCCTTGAGTAATCTAGGAGCACCGCCGAGCGTCCTGAGCAATGTCTGCCCGGACACCTCGCCCGTCGTCAGGATCCTCTGGAACGCCGCACCGACGTCCCTGGCCAGCGGACCGGCGAGCTGCTGCGCCTGGTTGATGGCCTCGACCACCTGGAGCCTGTCGCGCTCGCTCAGACCGAGCTTCTCCGACTCCAGGCCGAGGCGGGCGTAGAGCTCAAACGTGTTGCGGTACGCCGTGTCAGTAGCTATCGATATGCGGGCCAGCGACTGCTGAGTCCTGAGCACGTCCTCCTGCGTGTCGCGGAACTGGGCGATGGTCTCGTTCATCTCCTGCATGGCGTCGCTGGCGGACACGAACTGCCTGCCGAGCTGCACTATCCCGCCGATGGCCAAGAGCTGCCGGAACGCCGAGGCGACGCCGGACACCGTGACCCCCATCTTTGACAGACTGGAGTTCATCTGCGCGACGTTATTGGATATCTCGTCGACGCCGCGGAAGACGGTCTCAACTACGTTTGCCATCTATCCTCGCCTCCTTGTCAAGCTGATGCTCTATCACCTGGAAGATCCTGACGGTGATCCACGGCTGGCGAAGGTACGGCCCGTCGTCCGGCCACCTGGTGGTGCGCTCGAACACTCTGTACAGCTCCAGCCACTGGTGGACTCCGATCCCTCCTACGTCGAAGCTGTCGACCTCGGCTCCTCGGTACCAGCGGACGACCTCACCGCGGAGCCGCCGCTCTTCACTTCCCCCAGGGTGCTGCCTCGCATGAGCGCCGCGAACAGCTCGTTGACCAGCGTCATGAAGAACACCTTGGTGAGGACCGTCTCCTTCTCGATGGGCGTACCGGCGGCGTCGACCAGCCCTGACAACCTCAGCAGGTGCTTGTCGAGCAGCCTCACGCCCATGGCGTACACGGCCAGCTGACCGGCCTCGGCGTCCGCCGCCTGCTCCTTCCTGGAGTCCGCCAGCGCGAAGAAGCTCTCGCGATCAAGCGGTTCCATCTCTGCCCTGACGTGGTCTCCCTGCCAGTCCGTCTCATGGACGATGCTCCTCAGGTACTTCATGCTCTTTCTCCCACTTGGGTTTGACGACTCTCTAGGTGTACGCGACGAAGGTGTTCTGCAGCGTGTACCTCACGGCATGCCCACTGCCTACGTTGTACTGCGCCCGTGCGCCGAACGCGACCTCAAGTGCGTTGGGACCGCGAATCGGAATCGGCCACTCGGTCCAGCGGAACGACGGGAGGCTGATCTGGAGCTGGTTGAAGTAACCAGACTGGATGGCCAGCGTCGTGTCCTGCAGCGTGAATACCAGTGCTTGCGTGGTCTCGTTCTTGAAGTTATCGAGCTCAACCTGCGACTCGAATAGGAGCGTACCGCTAACGCGCACGGTTCGGAACTGCTCACGCCTGCCACGGCCGGCGCTGAGCGAGCCATCGAGGTACCACTTGGGGTTGATCCCCTCGTCGTGGACCAGCGACAGATCGCTGATGACCGAGACGGCCGTGCCCGCCAGCGACACGCTCGACTGGTTCCATGGCCAGCGCCGACCGACGTCGGTCGTCAGGGCCAGGCTCGCCGTCACGGCGGTCTTTCCGCCAGTCGCGGCGATGCGAGCCATCGCGAACCCACCCTCGCTGAGCTGAAACTCGAACCTTCCGCCGAACAGATCATAGAACAACTGCGCGCTACTGCTCACCGGCTCAGCCAGCCACTTGTAGTAAGTGAACGGTCTACCGGGAGATAAACGATCCCAGTCCCCGGTGCGCGGCACGAATGTGTGTCCCTTAACGCTGCCGCTGGTGATGACCGTCGGATCATTGATGGCGGCGGTCAGGAGAGCCCCGAGCGCCTTCGGCTGCGCCTCGCACTCCAACCTCCCTCCGTACTGCCGCTTGCCGCTGTAGCTGTCTCCCTGATCAAAGCGGCCGTTCAAGTTCTGCGAGATGAGCTCCTCCTGCACCAGACCGAACTCCTCGTTGAGGAGCGGGATCTGGTGGAAGGAGCCAACGGCGGTTGCCGCGGTGCCGTATGAGTTCTGCATCGCGATGCCGACGACCGAATCGTGTCCGTATGGCATGATCTATTTACTCCTGCTGTCGTAGTTGAGGGTGAGGACCGCCCCCTCGAAGTGAAGGCTCTTGGCGTCGTCCTCTTGCGCGCCATAATCTACGTCGATGCTAATTATCGTTCCGTCTATCCTTCCGCCGAGGGACGGATCAGCAAAGACCACGTCGATGACAGACTTGATGTACTTCTCTAGGCGTACGTAGGCGTTCTCGCTGTTCTGCACGTCGCTCGCCTGTACGACGATCTTAACAGATGGCGTGAAGCCCCAGTTGCGCGATCCGGCGCCCGCCGTCCGCGGCCTGAGGGACGCGCGGCTGACGTACAGTCCCACCCATCCGTTCTTCGCTTTGCCAGCGTCGCTGTTAATGAGCCCCATCATCTTGACGGGAAGGTCAGAGGTCGCGTAGCTGCTCTTCAATGCGTCTCTCAGCCCTGACAGGACCTCAGACGCGTCGCGAACTTCATCTACCACAACGGTCTCCTGGCTAGCTTGTCGAAGTAACTTTGGTAGACGCCCAACACCTCGTCACGAACGTCGTCCTCGCGCGGCAGCATGCGCCTCTGCGGAAGGAAGTTCGTGCCGTCCTCGTGGTACGCCGAATAGTGCAGGTCAGACCCGATGCCTACCACGTCGCTGTCCCAGAACGCGCGGAAGCTGGCGCGCAGCGCGCCAGTGTCCTGGAGCAACCTCGCAGAGGTGTCCAGCCCTACGCCCGGCACCCATCGGCCTCCGCGCGCGAACGGTGTCCACCCGCCGACGAGGTCGCCCTCACCGCGGAAGTTCGCCTGGACCCACCGATCGAGGACCACCGCGACCTGCGCATTCGGCACGGACCTGTCCAGCATCTCCCGCGCGCGCTTCTTCAGCGCCGCGACGACCTGCGGCAGGGGTGGACGGAACTCTACGGGCGTTTTAGAGGCCACGTTCGTCGTACTCCGCCTGCATGTGTGAGCTACTCGGCACCATATCGATGTGCGGCAACGTGGCTGCGAAGAACGGATGGTATTCCTCAGTGCTGCTCCACGCGGGAGTGCTCTGCTCCTCAGCCACGATAGTCCCACTGTTCGTCACCATGACCTCGGTGCCGCCCACCAGCGCCCCTATGCGCGAGTTGACCTCAGCCCAGAGGTTCTTGTACTCCTCGTTGAGAGAACCTCGGATGGAGCGCGCGTAGACGACGTCGATGGCGAGGTCGCGCACCGTCTGGTTGTTGTTGCTGAACGGAATGGTGAACGTCGCACCGAGTCTCCCGTCGATGTACGCCTCGGCGTACGACAGATAGTGGCTCGCAGCCTTGAGCGCGTCTGCGACGTCACCGAATCCGACGAACCTGTGGACGACGTCATCCCACGTGATGTATCGTCCGGGCTGGTCGGTGTCGACCGGGAACGCCGCGTACCACTCCCCGTTGATGTAGGTGTTGGCACTGATCGTCGCGAACCAGCGACCCTGGTACAACCCGGGAGTCCTGACGGCCACGTCCGCGTAGTAATGCCCGTTGCCGCTGTCCACTCCAGAGTACGACGACACCAGCGACTCAGAGCCGCTCATGATGTTGAACGTGATGGGGCTGGCGACTGCCCCAGAGTTGATCCACGTCACCTTGAACGTGGACCCTAGCGTTACGCGTCTAACCTCTGCCATATTCTTCTCCGCTAGTGCACCGTGTCAGTCTCTATGGGGCTCTTCACTTCAGTGTCGACGACCGTCAAGCTCTGAGCTCCGGTGATCACCCGCAGCATCTCGGCACCGACCACGATGGCGACCACGTACTTGATGGCGTTGCCGTCGATAATCTCAGCGCTGCCGACGATCTGGAGAAGACCCGCCGCCTCCAGTCGCCCCACTGCGTTCAGGTCCGCGACACCAGCGATGACCAACGCCCCTGACGCCTCCAGTCTGCCGACCGCGTCTAGGTCCGCCGCTCCCGTCACTGTCAGCGCGCCGGCCGCGACCAGTCGACCGACGGCATCCAGTTCGGCGACCCCGGAGATCGACAGGCTACCGTTAGCATTCATGTCTACGCTAGTGAGCACGGCGGAGCCGTCTATCACGAGTGCGCCAGCAGCGACCAGACGACCGATGGCGTCGAGGTCCGCTGTCCCCGAGATCGACAGTGCCCCGAGTGCGTCCAGACGGCCGCGCGCATCCAAATCCGCCGCGCCGACGATGGTTAGGTTGCCGGCTGCCGTTACTCTGCCGACGGCGTCTAGATCTGCGCTCCCCGTTATCGCCAGCGAGCCTGAGGCTGACAGGTCTACCGTGCTGCCAGAAGTAAGGTCGGCCACTCCGGAGATAACGAGCGCCCCCACGGCCAGCATTCGCCCGACGGCATCAAGGTCAGCGACACCGTTGATGGACAGCGCGCCTAGCGCATCCAGTCGGCCCGGCGCATCAAGGTCCGCAGCACCGGTGATCGATAGGCTGCCGACCGCGAGCACTCGCCCGATGGCGTCCAGGTCCGCCGCACCTACGATGATCAGAGCGCCAGCCGCCACGAGTTGCCCCGCCGCGTCCAGGTCTGCCGCACCAGATATCGACAGCACCCCGAGCGCGTCCAGACGGCCACGCGCGTCCAAGTCCGCCGCGCCAGTTACAGACAAGAGCCCAGAAGCCAGGAGCTGCCCAATGGCGTCCAAGTCCGCCGCACCGGAGATGGATAGCAGCCCGGACGCAACCATATCGTTGATGACGCCGGCCGAAACAGAGACAATGTGACGTCGAGCCAGTAGCTCCGGATAGAATAGCTCAGTCGGGCTTAACTCCGGCAGGTGATCGCGGAGGATGAAGACCGGATAGACCGGCGGTGCGGCCGCGGGCCCGGCGTGGCCGACCGTCCCGATCCCGACGCGCCCTATGCCTACGCGCAGTGCCATGTCAGCGCAGCTCTAGGTAGGCGTACTCGACGACCAGCTCATTCGCCACGTTCGATGTCGAGATCGTGATGAACGCGTCGAGCGTTCTGTTGGCCGCGTCGGAGTCGACCGCGGCCGATCCTGCGATCGCGGGCGGGGCTTCCGCCGTAGCGGTGTTCACCTGCCAGCCACCGATGCCAGTCGTCGGCGTCGGCCGCGCGGCCACGATGTCGCCGAGCATGAACGTACCAGCCAGCGCCTGGTCCGCGTTTCCCTGCGCGACGAGATCAAACTCCAGGACGTACGCAGCACGATCGGCGTCAGCGACCGACGCCGCGCTGATAAACGAGTATATGGTCGTGCCGCCGTACACGATCTCGAGGCGCACCGTCGGCGTACCGCTGTTGATCAGGAGGTTCCCGCCGATCCGAACTGTCAGGATGCGGCCAGCGAGTAACAGCCCGTTCGGGATCACGGGCGGCGTCGCCCAAAAGCTGATCTGCGCCGCCGTGGTGTTGACCGTGCGAACCGTCGTCACCTTGTGGATGACTACCGGGAAGTTCGGCTGCACGCGCAGGTCGACGATCTGCGACGTGCCGATCGTCGTATCGGCGGCCGGCACGTAGACGACGGCGATGATGACGTCGTTCGCACTGCGTGCTGGCGGCTTCGGGCCGCTCACGCCCTCGACGTATGCCGCCGCCGTGCCCGTTCTGACGGCGAGCGCCCCGGAACTGTTGACGACGATCAGGTCGAGACGAGGATTCGTGCCATCGGCCGCCGAGATCGTGACGTCGGCCGCAGCGACGGCGAACATCACGCGATTGCTGAGCACTGAGCCCTTCGCGACGGCCGGCGTCATGTCGGCGCCGCCCGTCACCGCGAGCCCGGACAGAACGCAGTCAATGCCGGACATGCCGGCGACGAGCGCGTCGAGGTATTCTTGAAAGAGCACCGCCTGCAACGTGCTGTCGCCCTCGCCAGTATCAGGTAACGACCACACCTACACTCTCCCCGGCCGGCTGTAGAAGTAACCCTGATCGCGGCCCCACTGGCCACCGCCACCAGCAGCCGCTGGGATGGAAATAGCGACGATGGAGCTGTAGTTCTCATCCTCTGAATCGCAGCCTTGAGTCGCTCCAGCAGCCGAAATGTAGCTAAGCCTAGACACTTCGGCGTCGCCATCATGAGTTTGGGCGCTGGTCCAACCGGCAGATGTACTCGGAGGAGTGCTGTCATGGAATCTCTGATCGAACTTGATTACTAGATCGCCAGCGACAGTGGTAAGTGTAACGGTGACTGCGTTCGTCGTTTCATCGTGGTCGGCGTCGGCATCGCGCCATGCGGTGGTGTTGCCGCCCTTGACATACGCCACTATGCAGGTCGGTCCCTCGGTGGGCGTACTATCCCACGCCACGTCAAGCGTTTGCGAGCCGGTACTTGGTAAGTACCACACCGCCACACCCGTTGCCGTCGCGTCGGTCGGAGTGCCGGTGGCAAGCTCAAAAGTTTGAGCAGGGCTGAGACCATTCAGCGTGGCAGACGCTAGGCCGTTGCCATCTGCCGGATCGAAATAAGCCCAAAACATGTAAACGGCTGTTGCATCACCAGGGATCGTGATGGACTGTCCGGCCGGATCAGCCCCGGCGGCCCAAGTTATCGCAGTCGGAGTGCCTGTTAGTTCAGCGGCCACTAGCTAGATGATCGACAGCGTGATAGTCCCAGCGTTCGGCCCCGAGATCGGCACCGATATCTGCGCCTCTGCCGGCGAGCTCGCACGGTCCTGCGTGTCTACCCATGTCGCGCGATACTCGTCTGCGCCATGACATTTGCCTAGTTCTTCAGCTCAAGCGAGAAGTCGTCGCAGCGGATGCTGTTGCCCGCGTTCGCCGTCTGCCACGTGGCGTACAGACCGACGTCGTTAGTCGTCAGGCTGTTGTCGAATGACGTACCGTCCGTCGGCGACGTCACCGGCAGGTTGAACACACCGACGCCGCCGACCGAGACGAGCGGCGAGCCGATGACCGATTCCGAGGTCCACTTGCCGCGGCCGTACATCTTCGAGTTGACGCCAGTGGCGAACACACTGCACCTGAGAATCAGGTCCAAGTCCCACGTCACGTCCGTCTTGGCGACGACGTTCAGCGCCATCGCGCCGCCGTTCCACACGACGACCGAGCCGAACCCAAGATCGAGCGTCAGCGTGCCTGGAGCCGTGACGATGTTCGAGATGCGCCCGCCAGCGCGAATGTGCATCTGCGTGCCGAAGCCGATGTCCCAGTTCGGCGCCATGATGTACTTCGAGTTTGTCGGCAGCAGGTTGGTCCGCGTCGTGCTGTTCGCGAGCGCGGTGCCGATGACCTGCTGATTAATGACGGTCAGGGCGTAGGGGCGTGGCATAGAATTATCTCCTCACGAACGCAGCAGTTCTGTCTCGACGCATCTGCTCGACGGCCTCGTCCACGTTAGCGTCGGTGAGGTCAGCGAACCCCATCAGACGCCGCGACGTGTCGCCGGCGTTGAACTTCGCGATCTTGCCGCCCTTGAAGAGCAGCAGCCCGATGCTGAGCGCGTCGTCGTAGTCAAGCTCGATGTGCCGACTACCGAGCGTGAACACCACCTTGACGCCGCGCACATCAACCGCGAACGGCGTCCCGGCGAGCAGCCGCTCGCCGATGTGCTTGGGCGCGCGGATGGCCGCGATGACGCGCTGACGCAGGCTCACGGGAGCTTGACCTGCGCGACGAGCGACTCGACGCCGCAGTGCTCGGCCACCTGCGCGATCACGGACGGCAGCACCTCCGCGGCGGCGGCGAGCTCGTACACCTCAGCGTCGACCTCGGCCGTCTTCCCCCTCAGCGTCGATCGCATACCGTGCACGAGGAACCTGTTGGCCTCGGTCTTATGTCGCGACACACGCAAGAACCGCGTGCTCGTTGCGTCGAACTCCTTCGAGCCAGCGATCTGGATCCACCGCGACGGGTCGACCCTCATCTCGACGTTTGACGAAAGAAGCTTGATCTTCCTGAACTGCCGTAACTCTCGACCAAGCAGCCCGATGTTCCTCTTCTTTCCGGTAACCATGTCGTTTGCCATGTTCATTCTCCCTTATGCGAACACCCAGTCCAGCGCGCCGATGGCGAACTGCGGATTGACGCCGTTGTTGATGACGAGATCGGCCGCGAGGTCCTGATGAAGATCGAGCTGGTTGCCCGATCCCAGCAGCCCAAGGCCGACGTGGACCACCGTGTCCGGTCCGCCCGCCGTCATCTCGCCGAACTGTTCCAGCGTGCCGTTGCTGATCGTATCCGCGCTACTCGTCCAGTCCGTGGCGTTGCGAGCCTGGAGCGGTCGCGCGTAGCCCGTGTACGCGACCTCCGTCGCCGTGAGCAGCGTATCCGCGTCTGTCAGTGCCGACGTGGCGAGGGCGAGCTGCGTACTGCCCGCCGCCGCGGAGTTCTGCAGGCCCGCCGCGTCGCCGACGTTGGCAAGGTCCGCGTTCTGGAAGATCAAAAGTCCCAGGTTAGTCTCAAGTGCGTTCGTCATGGATGACACGGTCTGTTACTCCTGTGTTAGAAATACCTGCTCACGATGGGCTGAACCTGCTCATCGACGCACGTTCGCAGGTATCCGTTCAGGTGTTCGCGATTGAGGAACCTGCCCATTCTCTTCTGCCCGGCGTCCAGCTTGGCCGGCGCATCACGTGCAGCGTGCATCTGCACCTGAAATTCGAAGCCGCTACCAAGCACCCCAACCAAGGTGCTGTAGAACTCTAGCCCGTCTCGCAGCATCCTGGCCGCCATCTGAGACTTCTCGGACTCACGCAGCAGATCCTCCCACAGCTCGATACCCTCCTTAGCCGTGGCCAGCATCTCCTCCGTGACCATCCCCCGCGTCTGCTCCAGTCCGAACATACAGACGTGGGCCAGGTCTCGCAGCCAGAGCATCTTGCCGAGAAGCCGCCTCGGATTCTGAGCCCTGTCACGGCGAATGAGTGGAAGGTTGCGCTGGAACCTACTGCGGCGCACCTCCTCCGTCGTGTAGCCGTGGTGCATGATGTTGACGTCGATCACCTGCGCGGGCGCGCGCGGGCCGCTGTTCGGCCGCTCCGTGTCATCCGGGTGCTCGTGGACCACACCGCTGAACCTGAGGTACGGGGCGCGCCTAAAGATCCTGACCGGCCAGTCCGTGGTGAGCACCCCCACCGGATCGGCGCTCATGTGGTGCTGGGCGACCCCGTATCCATCGAACACGCTCCCGCGCAAGTACCGAAACGCCCGCTCAGCGTGGGTCAGCTCCTCGTCGGCGTCCAGCCACAGCACCCAGTCTCCGCGGGCCAGGTCGACCGTCCGATTGCGCGCCTCATCGAACCCGATGTTCAACGGAGATTCGGCATCAATGATTTCAAAGCGCCTGTACCCGGCGTGCTGATCGTGGAATCTCTCCAGGATCGCGCGCGTCCCGTCCGTCGTGGACTTGTCCAGCGCCACGATGAACTCATCGGCGACCAGGTTGACCGACATGAGGCTGCGCAGTATGACGTGCTCCGCGTTTCGCACGATGGCGCAGTAGCTGAGCGTCTGCCTGGGCACCATGACCGACATCTTGCGATACCAGTCCAGCGACTTGACGATCCCGGCGGTCTCACGATACACGAATGATGTGACCAGCGAGCCCAGCGGACTGCGATCGCTGCGCCCGGCCGGCACCGCGACTACTAGGAACTCCTCCTGCCCGCCGAACAAATCCTCCATGTCCGCGCGCTCGAAGTGGTGAAGATGGTATCTGGGCGCGCGCGGGTTGCGCGCGTAGTCCTTGCCCTCCCAGTCTCCGTAGGGCGTCGTGATGACCACGTGGCAGCCGTCCATCAGGAGCGGCGCGAGCCTCTGCATGAGCAGCTCGGGCGATTCGACGTGCTCCAGCACCTCACCCAGCAGCAGCGCGTCGAACTTGCCGTACTTATTGTAATCAAAGTCCGGCTGCATGACGTCACCAACCTCAAACCTGATCTCTGCGCCGACCGGCCGGCAGTTCTTGCGCGCCCAGTCAATGACGCGCGGTGATACGTCAATGCCCGTGTAGCGCAGCCCGGTCCGCTCGCTGCCCATGACCAGCGACCAAAGATAGTGTCCCTTCTGGCAGCCGTAGTCCAGCAGATTGCTCGGCCTGCCCTTCATGATCTGCCTGGAGGTTTCCATGAACCGCAGACTCTGCGTGACGTCCAGCCCGCCGCGCTCGATGTCAGCCACGGCCTCGTCGCTGTCATAGTGCGCGGCTGGATCCTTCACGAAGGAATACGCAGCATCAAGCTCTGCTATCTCGGGCAGGCAACCATGAACGTCTGGTGTTGAGCTGACCGTGCGCGCGAACTGCCGCGCCAGCATCGTGTCCGACCTGTCGAGCATCGTGCGCATCATGGAGAACATGTTCGAACGTCGGTGCTCCATGGCCTCCGTGGCCAGACGCACGAGCTCCTGCGCCGACGCCTCCCACGACACGCGCCCGGCCGCGGCGAGCTGCCCGTCTCGCATGACGCTCAGGGTCTCTCCATCGACGCCAGCCAGGAACTCAACGAAGGCGTCCTCGTCCGCCCGACCCTCGATCAGCGGCAGGAGCCTGGCTCCGCCTTCGTCACCGCACGTCTCCGACAGCGCCCCGACCGCAGACCCGAGGAACGGGAGGCCGGCGCACTGCGCCTCGATGGCGCTGATGCAGCTCGTCTCCTCGAACGTGCTGGGATAGACCATCAGGTCATGTGACTCCTGCAGCCTGGCCAGCTCGACCTTGCCGAGGTGCCCTATGACGCGGGCGTTCGGCATCTTCTTCACGCGCGCCATGACGCCCTCATAGTACCCGCGCGTATGGTCCGGCTGATTGTCATACCCGCAGATAGTGAGGATGGCGTCCGGCCGCCTGTCCGCCAGGCGATCCATGATGCCGCCCGGCCTGACGAGGTAGTCGATGCCACGCTCGAACCTAGACTGGTATAGCAGCCGCAGGCCGCGCCGCGGCGGTTGACCCTCGCCCGTGTAGAGAGCTCCATCAACGGCGTTGCGCACCACGCCGATGCGATCAACCGGGAGGTTCCATACCTCCGCGATCTGACTGCGATGCCACTCACTGACCGCCAGCACACCGTCGTACTGAAACAGATCGACCCTGGCCGCCTGCCCCGCGCGCACGAGAGCGAGGTCATGGAGCCACCAGAACGCCACCGACGCCGCGTGCGGGGCCGCGAACAGGCCGGTGGCGCGCTGCACGACGAGGACGTCCGTCGGTGTGGCACTGGCGAACGACTGGGCGTACTCCCCCGCTGGGAACGCCTCGCTCTGCGGGCCGGCCCAGGCATAGTCCACTCCGTCATGCTTTCCGCCGGCGTCGCGCTGGTTTGTGAACAGGAGCACGCGATGCCCTAGGCGCGCCACCTCGCGCGCGACGTAGTAGCAGGCGGTCTCTGAGCCGCCGAGCGATTGCCCGCGCTGAATGAAGTCGCCATTGAACGGCATGCCAGGACAGATGAACACGAACTGCATTGTAGATTCTCCCGTGTAGGGTAGTTGGTGTCGAGCCTGTGGCTCTACTTCTCACGTCGATCTCGCTGAGTCCCGCGCTCCGTGCGCAGGTTGCGCCCGCCGTCCCGCTGACGCTGAAGGTTGTGGCGCTCGCCGTCGTTCAGCTCGCGGTCAGTCTTCGGACGTCGACCGTCCGGCGTCAGCGGGCGCAGCATCTACTTGCCCCCCTTCTTGTCGCCGAGCATAGCGTCTCGCAGAGCGTCCTGATGGCGCTCGCGAGCCAGACGATTGACGAGGGCCGTCTCGTCGTCCTTGGTCGCGCGCATGACGTAGTCCTTTTCGCCTTCGTTCATGTCCTTGGCGGCCTTCGGCTTGGCGAAGTCCGATTCCGGGTCCAGTGATCGCAACATCTTCATCTCTCCTCTAGTTTAGAATCTTCCGGTTACCCGTGTCCGGAGCTGCGCTCATCGCGGCAGCGGCGTTCGAAGTTTGTGCGCCGAAGCGCGTCTCCGTTAACTGCGAAGGACGAAATATGCCAAGTCCCACGGCCGACTCGTCTTCCCCGACTAGGTCGACGAGTTGACTGCGCGGATGACATAGGCGTAGGTCCGCCCCGTCACTCGCTCGTCCTGGTAGTACCCGACCTCGATCTCCTGCGCCTTGATCTTCGAGTCGAAGGGATGGCGCTCGACCTGCATGTTTGCCAGGCCGGGAGCATTCCAGCGGAACGACCGGAAGGCCGACACGTCGCGCTGGCCGGGACCGTCCGGAGCCGTGCGATGCAGGACCACGTGGTCCGCCCACACCGCGGAGATCGTCTCCCCCTGGAGCTCGTTCCCCGTGTTCTCGTACGTCCCGCCGACGTTGATCCTGTCCAGCTCGAACAGGTTCGCCACCTGCGTCGTCGACGGGTAACCGCCGCCGTTGTTCGTGCCGAAGATCAGGTTCCTCACGTCGGTGTGCCTGCGAAGCGAGCGCCACGCCTTGCTCCCCATCGTGGCCTGGTTCGGGCGCTTGCCCGTCGAGTCCTCCACGATGTCGATGGCCGCGTTCATGTCGCCGATCGGATTGCCGTTGTTGGTACTCCACGCCGACGACACGCCCGCGCCCGAACCGACGTTCGCCACGGTCGTGACGAGGGTCGCCACTCGCGCGTCGATGTCCAGATCGAGCAGATCCACGAGATGGAAGGCGTTGCCCTCCAGGAGCTCGGTACGATACATGGGGTCCGCGTTGACCTCGTCCTCGATCGGCACAGCCATCTTGAGCGCGTAGTTGAGGGCGAAGAACGTACCGCTCCCCATCGCTCGCGTGACGATGCGCGCCGGACGACCCGGAGCACGCAACGCGGATTCACGCCGGAGCGCGTCGCCGCGATCGTGCACGAGGTAGAAGTCCGACTGCTTGCCGACCGAGACCTGCGGCGCGACCTGGTCCCAGATCCTCGCGTTGGGTCTGTACCCCTGCACGATGTTGCTGAGCACTTGATCCACGTGGACGTGCGGGTTTGTCGTTGCTCCGAACTGAGCCCAGGATACGCCGGGAGTCAGCACGATGTTTGATGTCTGCTTCATGTGTGCTTGCCTCCTCACACGTAGCCGGAGCCGGCCCCGATGGGACGACCGTTGGCAAAGTTGAACAACCCGGTGATTTGATCACCGCTCGCGCACGCCGCACCGGCAGTCCTGCCCGGCTGGATGTAGCGACCGATGACGTGGCTCCCCGAGACCGCTGCGATCACGTAGCCGGACGCCGCCGTGGTCAGCGGATAGCCCGGAGTCGTGATGATCGCACCCGCGACCGCCTTCATGACGCCGAAGTACCCGACGCCGAGGTACTGCCCGCTGTTCGGCCGCGTCTGCGCGATGCCGAGCGCACTGACGCCGCCCGCCACTGACAGATTGCCGCCGATGTCGACCACGCGATACAGCAGCGAACGAAAATCATTCGCCGCCTGTACCGTGTAGCCCATGCTCTCGCTCTCGTGACTCACGCCTCACCTCCCGCCTGCGCCTTGGCCTGGAACCGCGGTGGATCCGTGTGGACGTACTCCCTGTGGAGCTCCGGGTCCTGCGCGAACACGACTCGCGTGGCGTCGCGGTACGTCATCTTGGAGTTCTTCGCGATCTCCAGGCGCGTGCGCCGGTCGACCTCCTGGAATACGTCCTTGTGAACGCGATCCGGGTCCCCTTCCTCCTCGCCGCCTCCACCGCCGCTCGCCGTGCTCTGCTGCGACATCTGAACCACCTTCTTGTCCCGGATGGCGAAGAACGCCCGCACCTTGTCCACGTCGAGCTTGAGGACGCGCTCGTCTTCGTCGATGCCGAACATGGCGACCGCGCTCTCGCGCTGAGCCGGTGTGATCTGCTTCGTCTTGACGCCCTCCTCCAGCAGCGCGGTGACGGCGTCGCGCGCCATCTTCACCGCGCTCTTCTTCGCGACCTTGGCGCGCTCCTCGTCCTCAGCCTTGAGCTGCTTGGCCGTGGTCTCTGCCGCGATGCGCTTCGTCTCCTCCGCGGAGAACTTGCCTCGCCAGTCGGCGTTCTCCGTCCGCAGCGCGTCGAGCTGCGTGTTCAGAGGAGCGACGGCCGCGGCGACCGCCGCAGCGACAGCCCGCCGCATCTCCTCTCTTGCTTCCTCGTCCATGTGACCTCCTGATGGTCGTTGCTGATTCAAGACAATCTTACGATCTACCTGCCGCTCGAACCGCACGCGACGACCACCCTCATCATAGGCGAGGGATCGCTTCGCGAGGAACAGGTTCAAGTCCGGAAGAGTGTGGACGGCAGGCTGGTCCGCACCCAGGATCGCCACGGCGTCGAGGACGTACTTGTACGTCTTGTCACCGCGCTTCAGACCCATCAGCAGCTCTATGCTGACGGCGCGAAATCTCTTCTTGGCGATGAGCTCCTTAACCACCTTGGGGACGTCGACGAAGTCGGCGAGGAGCTGCTTGCCGACGCGACGCACGTTCTGGAGCCAGCCGAGCGCAGGCTGGCCGTCGGTCAGCGGCTGCTCCTCGTTGTGGCCGAGCTTGAGCGGGACCTGGTGCTGCGACTCCAGTGCGACGTAGTTGTCGGCGATCTCCTGGATGTCCGCCTCGGCGAACTCCATCTTGTTCCACGTCCCGACCTCGAAGATCGGGTAGTCACAGATGTCGACTTTCTTCATGGCCTCATCGACCTCTCGTGGTAGAACCCAGGACCTATCTCTTTCAAATCGACATCTGACTCATCTACAGAAAGCGGCGTCTGCCGCCCGACTTGCACGACTAAAAACTTTCCGCTCGGAGACGCATCAACTATCCGCGCCTCCTTACCTCCGATGGATTGAATTTGGCTCTTTACACGAACCAAATCCCCCGGTAGGTACCCGTGATCATAGCTACCCTGACCACCGTTCTTACCAGCCTTTCTGCCCGATCTTGTCTCGGCCGGCCCGCGATCTTTGTCCGTGCTCGTACTTCCCCAACCGGCTGTCCCTTCACCTCCGCCCCCACCGCCGCCTCCGTGCGGATAGTCCGGATCGCCGACGCGCCCGTGGAACTTCGCGCGCTGGAAGGCGCGACGCTGCTCCAAGATCTTGTCGACGTCCATCACGCCACCTCGCATCGCTGAAGGACTAATCTATAGTACCGCAACTTACGCTCCATGTTCACCACTCCTGCGCGCCCGCGCGCGACGCACACCGTGTGACCGGCCGTGATGCCGAACCGCGAGACATGCGAGTGCAGGTAGACGGACTTCGCCTCCATGAAGACCTCCGACAGATCTATCGCGCCCCAGTGCCGCAGATGCTCGCGCCCGCCAGGGTTGGCGTCGAAGCCCTCGGCCTCCCACGGGCCGCTCGGCACCGTGATGATGAAGCGCCCGCCGCCCATCATGAAGACCTGCTCCAGCGTGTCGAGCAGGGTGTACGGATCGCGGACGTGCTCCAGCACCTCGGCACAGATGATCGCATCGAACTGACCGACGGTCGTGAGGGCGTTCGTTCGCGCGGCCGTCAGGTTCGGCACGGCACGTGCTCTCACCATGTCCACGGCCTGCTGCATGATGTCCGTCCCGACGAACTCCACGTCCGGCATCCTCTTGGCGAGCACGGCGCTCACGTGCCCCGTAGCGCAGCCGTAGTCCAGCACGCGACGCGGGCGCACGGGGAGGTCGAGCAGCGCGGACCAGATCGCACGCACCCGTGCCTCCTGGCTCCAGTCGCGGCGGGCGAACTCCGTGGCGCTCTCGGCGTAGAACTTCCCCTCGTGGTGGTCATAGTGCGCCAGGTACGCCTCGTCGCTGAGGGAGAACTCATACAGCGGTAGCTGCCTGCCAACCAGGTCGACCGCGGCGCGCGACAGCGAGTGATTGCTGCAATACCACCGCACGAAGTCCACGTCGGACAGCAAGAACGCAAAGCGGAGAATCTCGTACTCTTGATTCATCCTATGTCCTCACAGTCAACGTAGGTCGAGGGATTGCCGATCTGCCCGGTCAGCCTACGCCACTCGGCGACGAGCTGCGCCGTCTGGTCGGCATAGGCCGTCTTGAGCGCGCCGGTCGCCATGCACGACTCGATGCGCAGGCGGAATATCTCGCGCTCTACCGCAGATACGCGGTTCGCGTCAACCTTCTGCCTTATGTCGTCGACCTTCTTCTCGACCTCGGACACCTTGTCCGACAGCCCCTGTGCCTGCGCCTCGCTGAAGAACCACCCGTCGAGGTAGCCTACGGTCAGGTCGTCGGCCTTGAAGCCGAGCACCACGAGCCCGACGAGCGCGATGAGCGGCACTGTGAGCCTAA